CCTCCGTTTTATATATATGATCAAGCCAGCCATTTTTCCCTCCCCCTCCCCATTTTTGGCGGTTTTGCTTGTTTTTCCGGTCAAAACGATACCTTGACGATATCCCTAGATTTTCTCATGCTTTGTAAGTCTGTTTAGTGGATTTTCCCTAGGTTTTCTGCGGCTTTCCGGTCTTGGTTGACGATGAAGGTCGATGAACCATTACGAACCCCACTAGCTACGTAGTAGCTAGATGGGGTTCTTACACAACCAAATCCAGCCAGTTTTAGATTTCATTTTTCACATCGTTGCAATTTGAAATCGAAAAACTATAAGGCCCCCGGAGGCCCTTTAGGGCCTCCAAGGGGGGGCCTTAGGCAGCTAATTCCAGCTGCTGATTTTCAACCTAGCTGCCAGCAATGGTAGTTAGCCGTTGTTGGTGGCACTTGATCGAAAGGATCAAACAATGACCACAAAACAACAAGTTACCGACTTGACCAAGAACGTTCTTGGTCTAGCCAAACAGGTTGAGGCACTCACCAATCTGGTGATAAACAACCAACCAACCAAGGCGAAAACGTCTCGGAAGACGGCGGCTAGAGCCACGAAAGCACCTGCAAAAAAGCAGGTAACTCGTTGGTTTAAGAAGGTAAATGGCAAATGGAAGGAAACTCGGGATGGATCTAGGGTTCAATTCCAAAAAGACAAGGAAGCCCTAGTCCCTCTGGCCATGTTCAACTCCAAAACTGGAGAATTGAAAGCATGGAACTCTGACGGTGACGTTTCATTGCCAGTATAGCTAGGTTAAGCCATGAGGGGGGCTATCAAGCCCCCCGATTGGTTTCTATAAGCCCTATTCGTAGGGTTTATAAAAACCAATCAAGGTTTATCGAATAGGTCTATCATGACCTACAATAGCCCTATCATGGGCTAACAATCAGCAAGGGAGTTTATTGTGACTATCAAGCTGAAAAACTGTGGCAATGCCTTCTTCCTATCAAGCAAGCAAGGCAAAGCCGACAAAGACTGCAAGCCTGTTGGCCGTAGACAAAAACGACAAGCAAGCAAGCAAACAAGGAGCCAGCAAGCCATTAAGATATTAAATGATGAATCTTACTGGCAGGAAGGAATGAACCAATGACAGGTATCATATTGTTGGATATAGCTATACCATTACTGTTAGCTATAGGCATTCTAGCTGGATTTATACTAGAATAATTCCTCTTTAGCGTAGGGGCTAGGCAAGTTAGTCTAGCCTCTTCCTAAGTAGGAATTAGCACATAACGTGCTGATAAAGACCCTATCATGGGTCACTACGGGCTATCATGCCCAGAAAGGAGCATCCTTATGGCATCAACCATAAAGGAGGCATATGCTAATGCTGAACAGCATAAGCAAAATACCGAAGAAGTGCTGGACCTTATAGAAGAAGGTGCAGCTAAAATATCCCTAGGCAAGGGAGACTATGTTACAGTCTCCATAAGCCCTAGCGGTAGAGTTAAATTTAACATAGTAGATAAATGAAAACTCTCTTTGGTACACCAATAAATCCTTTGGTATTAAAGGTATCAAAGGATCACCCATTGCATGTTAGCAATCTCAAGGAATGGTACGATCATGCTAAAGAACAGGCAAGTCAGTGTCGTTCCATGATAAGACTTGCTAAGAAGCAAGGGGATAAACGTGCTACGGATAAGCACACAACCAACCTATATAGCCATGAAGGATATATGAAAAGTATCCGTCAGTATGTCAAGTATGGCACATGGGTCGATAACTTTTGGGGTAAAGACCAAGAGTTTCGAGTAACTTGGAGGACGTTATGAAGTGGATGAAAGTTAATTTCTCCCGTTGGTATAAGTATCCTGAAGGAGATTCTCACTTAGAAACATCCAAATATTACACAGTAGCTTGTCATAATAGATCTCAAGCTATCACCAAGGCTCATGCTTTGGCAGTCAAGGATAACTTTGGATCTAAAACTTTCAAGTATTTGCTTACACACCTACTGAAGATGCAATCAAGCTACGATGTTTATGTTACAGTGGAAGGAGATGTAATGGTAAACTAATATCTCTTGATAGGCCAGTTGGGGGCTAACAACCCCCGATTGGTTTATATAAGCCTAATTGGGTTTATATAAACCAATTATGGTTTACAGAATAGGTCTTACTATAGACCTATGGGTGGCACACCCACTGTGCTAATGAGTGAAAGGAAATAGCTATGACTATTTACACACCTCATTTTAGTGAAACGCCAACTGTACATAAGCCCGTAATCAGGAGCATTCGAGCTTTCTGGTGCCAATGGGTTAAATCTGTAAGAGGATTTAACTATGAAGATGGGTGGGCAGAAGGGGAGAATATCCTAGCTCCTGATCGTGCCTTGTATAGTAATTGTGATATCTTAGAGTTAGAAAGATATCGCAGAGGAGAGGGCTATGAAATAGATCACAAGGGCTATTATGATGGTCATGAGATCATGTTCATAGTTACTTTTCAAATTGGTAGTAGAATGGAGAAAAGGTTCTATAAGCCTGAACATTTCTTTCAAATACTACATGATGCAAACTTTGAATCTTACGATGAGGAGTTTACATCAATGGCATTCCCGCCGCAACCTGAGTATAAAGTGGAGGAATCGAAATGAAGCTCGATGACTTTGACGATTGGGGCGACAGAGTAAACTACCTTGGTAGTAGTCGTCGTCGCATTACTCTAACTATCGATGTAAATATGGAATCCTTTACGGGATGGGGAACTGATGTTGACGATCATGTTCAATCCTATGTTCGTATGATCCAAGAGAAGGGAGATTGGTTGAAGCCATTAGTGATATCAGCACAATCTTCCATGTCTCCTGTTCAATATGAATATGTGGAAGGAACGGGTCATGGTCTGGTTCCTATAGATGAAACTGAATGGTGGAAATCTATGAATGACGAAGAAGAAAAGTTCGTTAAGACGAACATATTTACAGTAAAAGAACATCAACTGTCTGAACCATCGTGGAAAGAGGAGAAAAATAATGCCCTATGAATGTCCAGAAATGGGTTGTGATTGTCATGTGGAAGGGCCAAGAGTGCTTAAATCAGCAGCCGGTTTTTATATCGGGTACTTCTGTAATGAGTGTGGCCCTTGCACCAGAGATTCTTCCTATTTTTCCAATGAGGAAGAAGCTAGTCATGTTCTTCATCTAAATAGGGAGTATCTATAATGGCTTATGTTGTTGAGTTTACCCAACGTGAGTATGATAACAAGTGGATTCGTTGGGAGTTAATGGATTCCAAGAAGAAAAATGGTATTGGTGATACTTCTACTTGGAATCGATTCAAGTGGGTAATTACAGGTGTTTGGCACCATGAGCCAAAAGATCTGATGAAAAGATTATCCACTAAGCTGCACTCAATACAGGAGAATAAGGATGGTCGCCGCACTCTCACTTATCATCTGTAGTGTAGTATGTTTGCCGTTTATCATAGCGGTAGGTATGTTTATCCATCATCAACTAACAGAAAGGTAATAACTATGAAATTATTTGGATATAAATTTCGAGGTCGTATTCGTAAACCTAATGCACATCAAGTGCGAAAGGGAGTAAGGGATAATAACCCTAGCTTTTTCTACAAAGGAACCACCGTTAATTCGGAGGGAGTAGTAGGTAAACGGTACGATATAGGAAGATTATATCTTCACGTTGCCAATTACAACAGGTAGTGTTATAATATAACCTATGGGATGGGTGGTATAATCACCATCCATCCCTTTTTATTGGAGAAAAATTATGAATACATACAATGACATACTAAAGGTAACTCCCGCTGATAAAGAGTATTCAGAACTGGAGTTCTTTAATGGTAATCGAATTATAAATTCTAAGAATCTAGCTACTTTAATTAGAGCTATACATGAATGTAATTTACTACCATTATGCCCGTTGTTAGTAGTATATCTAGGGGGAAAGTATATAATTGTAGATGGTCAGCATAGATATATGGCAGCTAAAGAATTAAATCTATCATTTTATATGGTAGTTTTGAAGGAACCCTTTGATCTTTGTATGATAGGTAGATTGAATACCAATCATAAAAACTGGGGGCTTGGTGATTATGCTAGGCATTGGGCTGCTCAACTGGATACATCTGACATATATCAGGAGTATCTTGAGTATTATAATAATAATAATATAACACATGGGATATTAATTGCTATATATAATCGAACACATATCAAACTACGAGAAGATGGGGGGAATAAAGTATTTAAAGATGGTAAGTTATTGTGTAATAAATCTATTCGATTATATATTACAGAACGATTGTATCAATTAAGACAACTGGAAGGAGCAGCTTTAAATCCTGTACTCACACGATCAACGCTACGAAAGCAGCAGTTTCAAACAGCTATACTGTTTGCTTTATCTAATGAACACTTCAACTATAAAAGATTTCTAAAGAACCTATATAAAAGGAGACATAATTTTAATTTAATTGCAAAACATGTTGACATGGTACATGAAATATATAGAATAGAAAATATAAAATAGAGGAACCTATGAAAAAACATAGATACATTAAGGTAAAAGATCCTAGTTGTAAAAATGTTAATGATATGTATGCTAATTACTCTGGGTTGTGGAACTTTTTAAAGTTAAATAAAGTACAACGAAGGGGTGATAGGGGATACATGTTGTGGACAAATGAGCATGTATATAGATTGGAGGTAAGTAATGTCCCAACCACCAGCAGAGAGGAAGTATAAGTACAAAGATCATAGGGATATTGGCCCTGATATGGTTGATTATCTGCTTTCAGCCGCCGATGTCTCCAATATCTATGCCTTGGATATTGAGGAGATTAATGATTTTTTAAATGGGCAAGAACAATACCACGATGAACAGTATGTACAGTATCAACAATCAAATAGGAGTATGTAACATGGGTGTAATGTTTAACCATGACAAGATTGATTTTAATGTAGAGAAGTTTGATCTTTATCATTGGGTATTAAAGGAGAACATCTGGAATACTGATTGTAAAGTACCAAGTGATATTGGTGTAGGTCTTAGACGTACTGATACTAAGGAACCTCTCTCTATAGTTGCTGAGGCATACGAACCAGTACAGTATAAACCTATAGTAAATAATGTTGAGCAGTCTATATATAAATCAGGTATGGATAGAACTGATGCTGTATTTGAAACTAATGTCTATGATAATGGAGCAAGACTTGAGCTACGTGCTAAATTCCCTGCCCATCAGATGCAGATAGCCCAAGGAGACACAGTTATACCTGAGTTTGTCTTTCGTACTTCCCATAATAGAACATGGGCTAACAATGGTATGATGGGACTATGGAGAGGCTACTGCTGGAATACATTAGTGTCGGGAGATAAGCTGGCCTACGTCTATGGTAGACACACCAAGAACTTCAACGTGCAAGGCTTTGCCTCAAAGATAGAGAAGGCTGGTGAGTACATAGCCAACGATGGACTAAGGCAGATGAGGAATTGGTATCACACAGATGTTAGCCGTGATAATATAATCCATCTGTTTACCCATACCTTGGCTAAGAAAACTAATAATGTTAGCCGTGAGGTGGAACCTAACAAGGTTATGCTCTCTAATCTAATGAAGATCTTTGATGAAGAGAACCGTCACCTACATGGTCAAGCTAACTATGAGAAGTATGCTACTCGTAATCGTGGTACTCTCTGGTCTGCTTATCAAGCTGCTACCTATTGGTCTAGTCATGACAAGAATGGTAGTAAGGGATCTCGTCCATCACATACTGTGATAGGTGGAAGAGAAGATAAGGTAAGGAAGATGTTGCAGTCACCACAATGGAAGCAACTAGACATAGCTGCATAAGGAGTAGGACTATGGAAAAAATAGAATTAACTGAGGATCAAATTGATTATCCAAAGCCTAATCATAAATGGTTTTTATGTATCGAAGCTGGAGGATGTCTTGATGATGAAGAGTTTATTATAGAAGCTAAGTCTTTGGATGAAGCTGTAGCAAATGCTTCCATGTGGAACGCTTCTGTCATACGAGAACTAAAAGATAAGGAATAGAACATGCCATCACTTATACATATATCTAAATTATCAGGTAAGCTGGCAGAATTTCGTGCCATCTCTGTTAATACCTTGACCAATGAGTTCTGTAATAAGATGCACAAGTCAAAGAGAAAGGATCATATATGTCCCAAGTGCTATAGTTTTGCATTGCTCACGGGCTTTCGTAAGAATGTAGCACCACCATTGGAACGTAACTCACGATTGTTAAGCAGTCGGTTGCTGAAATGGGATGAGTTACCTTTTATTAATGATGCTTACTTTAGGTTCGATGCTCATGGTGAGTTAATAAATTATACACATCTCTTAAACTATATAAATATAGCAGCTAGAAATTCTGGCTGTAACTTTGCTTTGTGGACTAAGAGAAAAGATTTAATAAATAAATACTTTAAGTTAGGACTTACTAAACCTGATAACTTAATCTTGATATACTCTAATCCTCGTGTTAGTAGTATCATGGACACACCACCTAAGTATTTTGACAGAACATTTAATAATGTGCTGGAACATGAAGAGGTGGAACGTCAGAATTGTACTGGACAACAGTGCAAGGATTGTTTATTGTGTTACACTCCTAACAATGGAGTTACCACGATAGTCGAGAAAGTTAAGAGGTACTAATGAAGAAAGTTGTTGGTAAACGTAAGAATAATCCAGTAGCAAAGCAACTTGCTAATCCTAAATGGAGAAAGAGAATTGTTATGAGCAAAGTTATGTATAACAGAAAGAAAATAAATGTGGATCATAACGAAATATGAAGAGGAGGATTTGTTTGATGTCTTGACAGACGAGGACGGTAACACTATTAAGTTTAGCAATGAGGTGTCTGCTTGGAGATATTTAGAATTACTATGTAGTGATTACGATATATCTTCTGAAGATTTTGTTGAAAACGAAGCAATAGAAATATGCAGGATACATTAAATGTATAAATATATATTATTAATTTTATTAACTATGTTATTCATAGCTTCAGCAAGTTACGCTGAAGATAACGAAGAGTATCATTGTTTAGTTGAAGCTATTTACTTTGAAGCTAGATCTGAATCTAAGATAGGGCAATTAGCGGTTGCCAATGTTATCTTAGAAAGAGTAAGACATGAGGATTATCCCGATACTATATGTAAAGTAGTACATGAATGGAAATATTATCCTCAATTACATAGATGTTCTTTCTCTTACTACTGTGATGGTAAGAAAGAGATTATGTATGAAAAAGAATCTCTTTCTAACGTCATGCATATAGCTACTCTTGCTTTAAAGGGAGCTGTAGTGGAAGATGTATGGGGATCTACTCATTATCATAGTAGACATGTTGAACCATACTGGACAACCGATATGTTTTATATTGGTTCAATAGGTGAGCACCTATTTTATGATAGCATACATTAGAATGATAAGATATATTCATCAAGGACCAGCCAATGGTATTGGTTGGCAGGTGTATGTTAATGATTTACTAGGTAACCCATTGGTATTACGAGAGTTTATTAATGAGAGTGAAGCTATTACATATTGGAAAAAATTTAATAACGCAACAGGTAACGGTATGAATATAGAAAAAGAATTAAGACGTAACGTTAAAGAACTACAAGAACAATTACAACGTGCTTATGAAAGGATTAAATTATTACAGAACGAAATTCATAATCAAAGTAAACGGGAGTATTATAATGATCACTTCTCCAAACAAAATATGTCTGGATGGGCTATGATGGATGATCCTCCTGAATATTTAGAGAAGGGAGAGGATGAACTTCCATATCCGATAGATAAAGATACTAAATAAAGGAATGTCTTATGAGTAAAATAAAAGATTGGCTAATCGAAATGGAAGAAGACGCAGCTTATATGACACTTGCCGAGTGGACAATAAAACATGGGAATAGTCACCGAGATATCTGGCATAGAATACAAGGTGATACAGAAGATCAATTTGAGATGGAGTTGTGATATGACTACAAGTTTTATACAAAAGGAAAGACAAAGAATCTTTAGGGATTTAACAAGACAGTACCAACAAGAAGGCTATGCAACTAGAGAAGCAAAGCGAATAGCTAAAAGGGAAACCGATGATATCATGGCAGATAAAGAAACTTTTGTTGAGAATTTTGTACAAGATACGTGGGGTGAAATTGATGAGTGAAACTGTGATATGTGTGGAGTGGATTGATTCAGCTTCCTATGAAGATGGCAAGTGGAAAACAGAGGAAGAGAAAAATGAGTTGGTTCCTATGCGAATTAAGTCGTGTGGTATATTAGTAAATGAAGATAAACTATACGTAACTTTAGCTGGATCAATTAATAATGCTGATAAAGAAACTGAAGCACAGTATGGAGAGTTGATTAGTATACCAAAGTTTGCTATTGTAAAACGGTGGAGTTTTCCACGTAGCTTTTTAGACGGCACATGGCCGGGACCGGGGATATAATGCAACAACAAAAATGGTTAGATCGTGGGCCTTGTCCTGAGTGTGGATCAAGTGATGCTAATGTTACACACTCAACAGGATATTCTTATTGCTTTTCTTGTGAGACTAGGTTTAAAACTAGTAGTAAAAATATAGTATCAATACCAAAGGTAAAGGTAAAACGTATGGCAACAACAGGTGAGTGGGGAGATATAACAGATCGTAATATCTCTATGGAAACTGCAAAGAAATTTAATACTAAAGTTAAACGATCCGGTAATATAATTACTCATCACCTATATCATTACTATAATGATAAGGGTGATCATATAGGTAATAAGATACGGCAGACTAAAGATAAAAAAATGTGGGTAGAAGGAGAGCTATCGAATGCTGTACTCTTTGGTCAAAATATATTTAATCAGAAGGCAAAGTATATAACTATTTGTGAAGGTGAAGTGGATGCTATGG